AATGAATATGTGAATGAACTAGAAAAACAAATTGATATGATGGTCGAATCATTGTTTGGTGATATGGCCGAAGATGTGTTTTGGTTTCTTTATGAATACCATCAAGAAACTGCCAGTGATGGACCACACCTTATATTACAGGATGGCACAGAGTACACCTTCAAAACCAATGAAGATTACTATGAGTACTTGAAGAATCAATAATGGTCATATGGGTTTGGATTCTGATGACAATGAATGCTGAAGGTGTTATTCAGCAGTCATATCCAATGGCAACCAAAGAAGAATGTCTGCAATTGGCTGAAATAGTTCATGTGTTTGCTGATACAGGAACTTTATGCCTCAAACGCAAGATTGTAATACCTAAGGGGAAATGAAATTTTTATATTTGATGTTGAGACATTAGGTAAACGCAGCAATTCGGTCATTCTATCAATGGCTGCGATCTACTTTGATCCTGATGATAAACCAACACCTAAACAATTGTTTGATGGTGCATTTTATGTCAAATTCAAAGTTGATGACCAAGTTAAACGATTACAACGTGGTATGGGAAAATCTACCATGGAGTGGTGGGCTAAACAATGCGACAATGTAAAACGTGCATCATTTATTCCTCATAAAGATGATTGTATATTTGAAGATGGTTATGAAACTATGCGTACATGGGCACAATCAAAAAATGATGAAAAGTGTTATGTGTGGGCTCGTGGTAATTTGGACCAATTGGTGATGGATGACATTGAAGAACAGATAGGACTCAAACCTATTTGGCCATATCACCGTTGGCGTGATGTACGAACCGCAGTTGATTTCCTATACAGTACAACCAATGGTTACGTCAAGGTGGATTATCCAGACTTTGATTCATTCCTACACATCACCAAACACCATCCAGTGGATGATTGTGTATTTGACGCCATGCAGTTAATGTATGGTGAAAAAGTGTTGTAAATCTGCAACAAAATGGTTGCCATTTTCACTGGTTGTGTTATAATATATACATAAACAACGAAAACGGTGAATTTATGAGTTATTATGTTATTTCAAAAGGTACTGGTCACATTGTCGCTGATGGATCACACCGCACCCGTTCTTACAAGACCTTTGCTGCTGCAAAATCTACACGTACCCGCCTTTGCAACAAAGCCGGTTGGTCAGTCGATGAGTTGGATATCATATCCACTGAAACCTACAAACCTCGTATGGTTACACGTAAGAATTTAATATCAGGTGTTGAATTTGAAGAGGACGTAAATACACCTAACTGTTGTTCACCTTCTAGCGAATCTTTCTGGAGTATGTAAATGAGTATAAAAATGTACAGCGACAAAGTACGTGTGGTTACTGAATTAAGTCCTTTTGATGTACGGCATGACGTTAAGGTTGAAGTATTGGTTGATGGTGAATGGACACTCAGAACCGGATACAATAGTTTAAGCAACGATTCTGCATATAGCAATGCGGCATGGGAAGCAAGCGAATTGATAACCTCACACCTATTCAAATGACCAACATTAAATCAATAGAACATTCAAATGTCTTATACAGACAAAATGAAATAAAGCAAAAAGATATTCGGCATGAAAGTGATTTGGTTGAACAAAAGCGAATCAAAGCACAACACATGGCCATGGAAGAAAAACGTATTGAAATGAACCGGCGAATGAATCGTGCAGGTCAAAATGTAGATAGAATGGCATAACAATTTTATAAGGGTACCACCATGAGCAACGAAGAAGATAAAATCAAACATTCAAAAAGATTGCTTAAGGATGAAAATGCTATCAACAAGCAGGTAAAGATTGCTAAAAGCTTAGGCCTTAACGTGGATGAACCACACAGGTTTGATAAGCGCCACGCCATGGATTGTGGTAATCCTAAGTGTATGATGTGTTCCCGTGAGAAGGTTTTTGGTGAACGCACCATCCAGGAAAAGAAGTTTATTCAAACAGAGAAATGGGAAGATTGATTGTTGTTTTTATACAACACATGGTTGCCATATGCCACAATTTGTGTTACAATAGAGTTAATTCACAACGGAGAACATTATGAGTTTTAATAAGAATCAAACAACTTTCATCAAAGCAGCTGAAGATTTGTTTGGTGTTGGTTCAATACTTACACGGGACGGTATCAAGCACGTAGCTGATGAAATTGGCTGTCCTTTCCCGTATTGGTTTGTAACAAAATCTGAGTTTCGTGCTGACCGTGGCCGTTACAAATTGCCTGATATCGGCACAAAACCTAAGGTCAAGGTATCTGAACCTGAACCTGAACTTGAAGTAGCATTGACTGCTCAAGTGTTATCATTCAAACAACCTAAATTGATTGACGATTCAGACGCATCAATTCCTTCAAAGTACCCCGATTATGTCCCATTTGGATTTTTTAAAGACCTTACTAATGTTATCAAGTCTGGTCAGTTTTATCCTGTCTTTATTACTGGCTTGTCTGGTAATGGAAAAACCCTTATGGTTGAGCAAGTTTGCGCTGAACTTTTACGTGAGTGCATCCGTGTTAACATTTCGGTCGAAACTGATGAATCTGATTTATTGGGTGGTCCTACCCTCGTCAATGGCAACGTTGTTAATCGTGATGGTCCAGTAATCACGGCAATGAAACGTGGTGCTGTTCTATTGATTGATGAAGTTGACCGTGGTTCAAATAAGTTGATGTGCTTGCAAGGTATCTTAGAAGGTAAACCTTACTACAACAAAAAGAATGGTGAAATGGTTTATCCAAAAAATGGATTTACTGTGATTGCTACTGCAAACACCAAAGGTCGTGGTTCAGAAGAAGGTCGTTACTTATCTCAGATTCTCGATGATGCCTTCTTGGAACGGTTTCCAATCACTGTGGAACAGGAGTATCCTGATGCCAAGACCGAACGTAAGATTCTTACACCATTGATTGATGATTCTGAATTTGTAGAAAATCTGGTACAATGGGCCGATGTGGTTCGCCAATCATTCAAACAAGGTGCTGTTGATGAACTTATCTCCACACGCCGTTTGGTCCACATTGCAAAAGCATTTAAGATTTTCAAAGATCGTATGAAGGCTATTGAATTGTGTGTTGCACGGTTTGATGATGAAACCAAGACTGCATTCCTTGACCTGTACACCAAGTTGGATTCTAAGGCTGATGATTTGCCTGCGGGTGTGACGCTCAAAATAGACGAAGTGCCGTTCTAACGGTAAATATCCACAAGGCTGGTTGCCAACATACCAGTTTTGTGTTATAATCAATTTGTTGGATTTTTTATTATATTATTGAAAGGACATTCAAAATGTCATTGACCGTTCGTAAAGGCAAACCTAATCGCCACGAGAAAATCGCTGTTACCATGTTATCTGGTAAACCTGTGTCACCTGATGAGATTAAATCTGTATTCAAAGATACGGACCAAGAATCTGTACTCTATCGGTTGTCCACAAACATTTACAACATCCGCAAAGATGGTGGTATTGTACGAGTACACAAAACTGGTCGTATTGTAACCGCATATCAATTGGTTAACCATAACGAGTTTGATGCCAATGGTCGCTTTGTTGGTCGTGTACTTGGTCAGGCAATTACACCTGCCGAAGTAGTTAAAGCACCAGAAGTTGCAACTGTTTAATATGAAGTATTCTATACCTTTTGGTGCTGCGGTAACAATAGTTGTAGTAGCTATCCTTATTAGTTTTCTTCTTTCATGGCCAGTAATGATGTTGTGGAATGAAGCTTTCGTTGGTGCTATTACTGGCATCAACCAAATCACATGGTTACAAGCATGGGGTATTAATATACTCAGTGCAATTTTGTTTAAAACCACAATCAACAAGTCTTAAAATATTATGGACGAGCATGACCGTGAAAACCTGAATTTTCTCATGTCTTGTACTGACCAAGCTTTTGCTGAGTGGTTGGAACAATGTGATGATGATGATGCGGCTTATGCATTAGAACTCATTCGTTATGCACAGACTGAATTACAACTTGAAGAATGGTCTCTGAGAGATGAAATGATGGAAACTTCAGAAGCCAATGAATTACTAAAAACTTTTAAACTGAAAAGAAAATGATTAAACTATTATACGTGGCACCGCTAGTCTTAATGACTGCTTGTACCACAGCAAAACTTGAAGGCTTCGAGAAAGCCAAGGTGATTGACCGTTCAGAGGTCATTCAAGCAAGCAAAGATTGTATCAACGCCAAAATGAAACCAGTGATTCAATCTCTGCCACAGAAAACGGACCATGGTACTATCATGTTCCCTGTCTCGGTGCAATGCGAGACATACTTACGTACTCAATAAGGTGAATTGAAATGTATTCGTATATGATTGATGCTGTAGGAATTTCACAACACACATTAGAAATGATGGTTGTTGGCGCTATCGTCATCGGTATTCTTGGTGTTGTTTTTGTGTTGTACTGGAAACAGATTGCTATTGGTTGTTTGGCATTGTTTACTCTTGCAGTAATGGCTAATCACGTACCAAAAGAGAAAGTTAAACCTGTTGAAGTAATCAATGAGGTTGAGGTACAAAAAGTTGAACCACCTAAGGTCGAAGACCCAGTGGTAACCAAAGAAGAAGCCAAACCGGATACAGATCAAAAATACTTTATGGAAGATTGTTTGGCATTTACTGATTACAGTAAAAAACAATGTGAGGCGATTTGGCAAACCCGTGAGGTTGAAGAACAAAATCTTTTGGATGTACAAAACGTTGAGTATAAGAAACGCCGTGCTGCAGCTCTAAAGAAACCCGGAGCATTTGTTGCACATTATGTATTTCGTTAAGGAGTAATTATGGTAACGATTGTAAAAAGTGAATGGCATCAGGTCGAGAAACGATATTCAATCGAACTTGACCGTGACCAGTTAGGTGAAATTTATCCAGATTTGGATCCTGCTGAATTGGATTTACGATATATGTTATTGGAGGCAGGTGATGTTACTGCTGAAGAAGTAATGCAGGATGCCCGTGATGCTGACATAGATTTCGATTGGGATTGGTTAGATGAAGATGATTGGTGGACCGACCGTAAAGGTGGTTATGATGTTACATATGAGGTAGATAATAATGCTTAAACTATATCGTGGACTTATTGATATTTTGATTTCACAATGTCGTGCAATGGACCAACAATTCAGTCAGCATATACGGCTAAATGTGGACGTGGCAAAAATTGCAGAGGACAGTTCTGGCCTAACAGGATTTTGGAACCTTTTACTTGAGGTCACTTTCATGTTGTTCGCCAAGTTGGTGTTCTTGTTTGGTTTGATTATTGTGACAGTGTTTACCGTTGTATTCTTTCCTTTAAATGCAATTGCATGGGGAATCAATGGTGTGCTAAACCACAGGTCATATCGTTATCAGTTTGTGGAATATAATGAACCTAAAGTCCAGGTGATGGACGAAGTGTCGCCTAAAAGCAACACTAAGGTAACTAAAGCTTGACATATATACCTATCCTGTTATAATGGTAATTCGATTGGAGATATTATGAAAATTGCTGTGTGTTCCGACCTACATCTAGAATTTGGTCATATTAAATTAAAGAATACCGAACAAGCTCAAGTTCTTATCTTGTCTGGTGATATTTGTGTTGCTAAAGATTTGTATGGTGCTGACACTGTAGATTTGGATTTTGGAAATTCTATTCGATACCATGAGTTTTTTAAAAATTGTGCTTCTGAATTTGAACACGTAATCTACATTGCTGGTAATCATGAACACTACCACTATGACTATGCTAAAACAATAAGTGATTTGCATGAGAAACTTGGTTATATAAACAATCTACACATCTTGGATAAACAATGGATGGCCGTTGGTGACGTTGCGTTTATCTGTGGTACACTGTGGACTGATATGAACAAGGAAGATCCAGTTACTCTAGCTGGTATCAAGCATTACATGAATGATTATAAGGTTATCAGAAATACAAATAGTGTTGATGTGACTTTCCGTGGTATAGATGGTACTATGCAATCACGTCCTGCTAAGTTTTCTCCCGAAGATTCGGTTGCTGACCACAAGGCAATGTTGGAATTTATTGATAACATTATTGCCGGTGGTACTTCCAAAAAGTATGTTGTTGTTGGTCACCACGCACCGTCAAAACTGAGTACTAAACCAGAATATGAAGATGATGTTTTAGTGAATGGTGCATATAGTAGTGACTTGAGTGAGTTTATTCTGGATCGTCCAGAAATTAAACTGTGGACTCATGGCCATACACATCACGAATTTGATTATATGATTGGTGATACACGTATTGTTTGTAATCCTCGTGGTTATATTAACTATGAAGATCAGGCTAATGTTTTTAAATTGAAATATGTTGAGGTATAATATGAAATCTGTGATTGTTGTTCTGTTGGCATTTATGTTGACAGCGTGTGGTACTGCCGGCGGCATGGTCGGCGGTGCTGGTGAGGACCTTAGAAAAGTTGGTGATTGGATTAAATCAAAATGAACAAAAAACTATACATGGTAGAAACTGTATCCATTTTCAGAATGCGATATGTTGTTGAAGCTCTAGAAGCTGAACACGCAACCGATGAGGTTGTAATGAATCTTAGCCGTACAGAAGGCACAGATGAGTTTGTTGAATTTTCTCAGAGCCACGTTGATGAATGTATTACCTCTGTTAGAGAGATTACTGCAACTCAGTACTTGGAAGAATTTGACAAAGATAATGATTATCTGAAAGACTGGTCTACTGCATTGAAAATGCGTAATATCAACACAATCAATTACAAAGACTAATGTTGAAAGTATTGGTTACTGGTTCAAGTGGTTATATTGGTAAACACCTATGTCAGATTCTTGAGAGAGAATATGTCGTTGGTTTAGACCGTAGATTTGAACCACAAAATGCTGATAGGTTTATTCAACAGGACATTTTAGATTCAAAATTAATTGAAGGTGAGTATGATGCTGTTGTGCATCTTGCCGCTTTGGTTAATGTTGGTACATCTATGAAATGTCCGATGGAATACTATCGCACCAATATTACAGGTACACTAAATGTTCTTGAAAAGGTGAAGTGTAAAAACTTCATCTTTGCATCAACTGGTGCGGCTCATGAACCAACCAGTCCTTATGCATTATCTAAACGTTTAACCGAAGAAATCATCAAAGAGTATTGCTCATTGAATGGTATAGATTATACAATATTCCGTTTCTACAATGTAGTTGGTCAGGCAGATTATCCTCCAACCAACATGGACGGTTTGATGTATAATTTAATCAAGGCCAAAGAGACAGGTGAATTTAATCTGTATGGTAATGATTATAGAACAAAAGATGGTTCTGCTGTACGAGATTATGTTCACGTATTGGAAATTTGTAAGGCAATTCAGTTTGCATTGAAACGACCATCAAATTTCTATGTTGAGAATCTAGGTTCAGGTGAAGGTTATACCGTTAAGGAAGTTATTGAAACTTTCAAACGAGTTAACAACTGTGACTTCAAGGTAAACGAATTACCTCGGCGTTCGGGTGACTTGGAATCTAGTGTGTTAAATAGTGTATCAGCATATATGCAAAAGTCTTTTACACTTGATGAAATGATGAAACTATGAAAATTTATATATCAAAATATCGTTATCACTGGCTTTCTCCTTACACAATCATGGAGAAGGTTATGTATTGGAAAAAGTGGACTGATCCAACATTTGACCTATACGAGGACAAGAACGAACACTACACCGATTGGTTAGTTAAACCAATGACATTGATACAGAAGTTTCTAGACTTTATTCATCCCAAAATCAATTATGTAAAGATTGATTACTATGATACCTGGAACATGGACTCAACATTGGCTTTAATCATTCTGCCAATGTTGAAAAAGTTAAAAGAAGAAAAACATGGCTCACCAATGATCGATGCCGAGGATGTGCCAGAAGAATTGCGTATGACTGGTTTTGATGAATGGGATTCACAAAGTCAATTAGATTTAGAAGATAAAGAAGTCAACGAGAAATATCAAACTGAATCTTGGGATATAACTCACAAGCGTTGGTCTTGGGTCTTAGATGAAATGATTTGGACCTTTACACAATTGCATATGGATACAGATTG